GTCATTGCAAATCCACCCGATGAGTAGTTACCACCTGCTGTACATTCAGTATAATCACTGAGTGTAGGGGTTGCTTGAGCTACAACTGGAGTTGACGTAATGAAAGCCACCTTGAAGTTGTCTGTATCAAAGTCGTGAACAGCATTAAGTATTGCCAGCTTTGCCTTATTAAATATTGTGAAGTCACCTTGTGCCATATTCTTTATTCCTTTTAGTAGCCAAACACTGGGTCAGCTGGTTGTGGTCTGTTAGTCTTAATGTTATCCATAGCAGCGTAACGTCTACGGGTATTTGTCTTGTGGCTTCGGATCCCATACTGTAGTGCATCATAGGCATGGTCCTCCGCATTCTTTTTATAAACTATTTCAGAATCATTGGGGTCTGTCAATAGTGCAGGTAGTGTCCTTACAAGATCAGTACAGTTGTCAAAGATAAAGAGAGAGGGTGCAGTCTCCTTCTCTCCGTTTGGTAATTCCCTACCTGTTTCCTTTAAGGCTAACATACGATGTACTGCAAGCTTACCTTCTTTCCTGGAGCCTGGTGATCGGTCTGCCTTTTTAAACTTGACAAGACGATTACGCCCCAGTATTTTATTAATTACTTCTAAGGAATCTTTAGCTCTGGATCCCCTACTTGTACTTACTGAGCCATCTATTACAGCATGACCACAGTATATCTTTTCTTCTTTTTCAGTAACTGCTATTGTCTCAGCCCAGGTATCATCATATACACCCTGGTCGTACCACTCTTTGAAGATATACATGTTCTCATCAAAGTCAGTAGCAATCCATAACACACAGAATGGAGATGAAAACCCCCAGTCTGCTGCCCTGAATGTATACCAATTGTCAGGGATGGAGAAGGGAGGAATGACATGTATGCTTCTGTCAAACTCTGGGAACGCTCCTGCATCAATGACATCCCAGTTACCCTCAAGCATTTGCTTACGCTTTACTTCTGGTAGTAGGGCTAGGGCAGCCAGGTAGTTATCATCCTGAACAAGGTATGGATTATCATATACTGTTGCAGGTATGTACTTGAATGACTTCCTAACTATTCTCTTCTGATTGTTACGGGGATCTACAATCTCAGCTTCTTTAAAAAACCTTGCATTAGGGGCAGCAGGATCAATGAACTCTCTCTTAACCCAACCAGAACCGATGTTACCTGGGTTCCCTGTACATCTCATCTGTGTTGGGATGTGTGAGTCTACACTACGTAGACATGACATTAGGGCATCAAAGGGACCCCTGTGTGCATACTGTGGAAGCTCATCAATACCAACCCAGTGGAATGACTGTCCTCTGTAACGCTCCGCATCCTCCTCAGTCTCACAGTAACCAAACTCCAGAATGGCTCCATTTGGAAACTCCCAGGTCTTTTCTGTCTTAAGGTACTTGGCACCTGGGAATACCCTGGGGTACAGCAACTGAGTATGTCTTATCATATCCCTGAGTTCAGGCATTGTACGTCTTAGTATTAGTGCCCTGAATGTTGGAAACACACAGTACCTTAGGGGGTCTGCAATTAGTGCATAGGACTTACCACCACCCTTTGCCCCACCATAGAAGACAACATCCTCTGTACTGGCAAGGAAGTTTGTCTGTGGTCCCTTATTAGGCTCGAAGATAATCTCCTGTGCCTTCTCAGCTATAACTTCTAGGGCTGCCTCTTCCTCAATAAACTCTTTAACAATGGTATCTGGTATTAGTTTTTTAACAGTATCATTGCTTGCTTCTTTTAGTAGACCCTTCAGTTGGTTCTTATTACGTGTGAGGATCTTATTGGCCTCTTGTATATTGTGGGTCTTCTTTATTACTTCTTTCTCTTCTACAGATTTACCTCTGAGTAGGGCACTTCTTTTAGCTCTTCCATTTCTCTGGGGTTTAGCCTTTGGCTTTGAGAAAGGATAGTATAGAGTTCCATCACCATACTCTTCAGAACTGCTAGTCCATTCTGTAATCTCTGTTGGCCTGACATCTTCCCACCCCTGATAAAGTTTATTATCTCTCTTAATTCTTTTTATAAAACCCTGGTGTGATATACTTGTTCCAGTATGTTCTGTTAACCAGTCAGTACAGTCACGGGTTGATAGTCCATTAGCTAGTAAATCCTTTGCAACCTCTAAGGCATCCAGTGTCTCAGGGATGGGGATCCACATCTCATTAGTACGAGTGTACCCATAGGGTGGAGTACCGTTGTGTGTTGGTACTAGTAGTGGCCACTTGAACTTTAATAGTTTGTCTGTTACTTTACTCATTAAGTTTTTTAATCTTAATACCTGTGGCACCCAGGCTAATTGGTTTTATTTCGTAGTCCTTACCTAGTATTCCCTTAACGTACTCCAACAACTCACCAGGTTTGAAACCCTTTTGATATGTTTCCGTACCAGTTATAAACGCAGTACCCTTCTCACCAACAGGTGTTTTGTTTTTAGTACCCATTACATCTGCATAACTACGTGCTGTAATAATTGCATCACCTCCTGGTTTTAGAATACGCCCTATATCCTTGACGATCCCATCTCTTATACTTGGGGGTACAACATTTAAAACATTAAGGTTTGTAATCTTATCGTAGGAAGAAGTAGGTATCTTGGATGGATCCTTATAAGTGGGGGTGAAGCCCTCTCTTGGGAATGGTTCATACGTGTCAAAACCATAGTCAGCTGAGTGTCCTCTACCAGCTCCAAAGTCAAGAGACTTAGAATCAGTTGCATCCTTCTCTACTTTAAGAATGGCTGCTGCTTTTTTATAAGTGCCTTTTGTAGTTGTTATCTGTGTGCGCTGGGCATTACTGGCTGGTGGAAGATTAGTAGAGTCAAAAGCTTCGTCTGGTTTATTTTTTACTATAAACTCTTTAAAAGAATTTATTTCACTCTCACTAGCTCTGCCTTTTTCTACTTGACTAACAACACGGTTAGGGTCAAGCTTATCAAGACGAGTAGTAAATGGTTCATTATTTTTTGTATAACCATAAAAGACAGAATCTTTACCTCTATTCGTTGAGTTAAAACCACTAATCCGATCACCACCTTCAAGGTAAATAGGGTTTTTAAACTTATCGCTTGGCGTATCAAGCTTTGGTGAAAAAGTTTTCTGTGCCTTTGCTGGAACACCACCAAGCTGTGCTCTAACTCTCTGAGTCAGACTGGGGGTAGCTGAGTCAGCTACGTTCCTGGCTCCCCTAGCAAGGGCTGTCTTTATTAGTGAACCAAATAAACTCATTAGTAATCGTCCTGATCTATATCTTTAGGGGGTAGGATGAATAGGGAATTGATTACTTCACCCTCATGCTTGACACGCTCAATCTTACCCAGTCCCATTCTATCTAGGAACTCGGTGGCAACCTTTACCTTCTCACGGGTGCCAGGCTGGGTAGGATCATGTAGGGCATCCTCCAGTGCTGCCAGAGCAGCTGGACCGTTGAAGGCAATCAAGTTCTCTGTGCGATCGGCAAGCTCTTTACGGAACTTTGCAGACTTAAGTATGTCTGATCTCCCAGTGTCTTTGCCATAGCCACACTGATCTAGTGCATCTCTCCAACGGCCCCCTGCAAGGAGTACATTAATTAATTCTTCCTGTCTTACTGTTAGGGCATTGCTGCCTTTACTCTTATTTGTAACTAGAGAATTACTCATACTTGAAATCCTTCTTGTTTCTCAAGGGGTGACAGGTTTGTTACTAGATTTTCCAGCTTAACAGGCAATCCATTCTCCAGGAGTAGTTCCTCCTCAACCATCATATTGGCTACCTCCTTGTAGGAGTAGTACTTGTCGAACTTACTCCTAATTGCAGCTTGAACATAGGCAACACTTGAGTGAAACATCTGTAATCCTGTAAGTTGATCGTTAGGATTCTTCTGAAGTCTCTTATAAACGTCTAGGAGTACTTCATAATTATGATTTATTTGCATTAACTATTCTGACATATATAAATATTGGGAAGTTATGGGGTACCTTAAGGGTTACCCTTAAGAACTTAAGGAAGAGGGGTTTAAAAGTGAGTCAGTCTTATGAGAGAACCTTTATGATACCCTTAAGGTACTCAATAAGTACTGTTATACCATACTTTGACGATCTTGTCAAGCCCTATTCGACATTTATTTCATAAATACTTTAAATACTTTCACCTTACCTACCAGTGCGGTCGAAATTCTCCACCCATAGGGCAACATCAACCAGTTTCCATGTATGTCTAACACCTCGACAGTGGGTAGAGAGCACTAAACCCTCCAGGTTTCCTAGGATATAGGGCTGAAGGGTGATAAACCGTAGGGGATCCTCAGGATGTAGGGGGTAATCCACTAGGGTTGACAACCTAATTGTCATATTCAGTAGCAATACAGTATAATATATACAC